ACCTGAGACGTGACCTGATTGGCCAGCAGCAGCCGCTGCATCTGGTGCCGGGAGGCTATGTCCGCCAAGTTGGTCAAAGTGCTGCGCTCCCATCAGTGCCGCGTCCTGCGCCGCTTTTTCCTCGGCGTCGATCATCTTGTTGATCCGGGTGATTTCAGTCGGCGCGATCCCGTCAAGCTCGAACAGGTACTCCCGCGGGTAGCCGATCGTCTTCTTCTTCACCAGCGCGTCGGACATCTGCGCCTCAGAACGCATCTCGGGGTTCTGCCAGGCGATCGTCGCCAACCGGACCTGATCCGCTTGCCCCATCTCGTTCTTCACCAGAGCCATGAGCCGGAAAACTTCCCGGACGGCAGGAGTGGCGAACTTCTGGAACTCCTGCGTCTTCTTCACCAGACCGATTTCCGCTGCCTTCAAGGCGTCGGCGGCCAGGTTCGACAGGCCCTTGTTCGACACAAGGTAATGCGGCGGTGTGCGGGTCTGCGCCGCGATGTGCCCGACAGCGATTTCAATGACATCCGTGAAGACGTCAAGTTTCGCGGCCGGCCAGGAGTCGATCTTCGCTTCCGTGCCGGCGCCACCGTTGAACACAGCGAACCGGGACTCGTTGAGCTCCCGCATCGTCACCGGGGCGTCACCGATGTGCTGGCCGGTCTTGTCGAGGAGCTTCCGCATGGGAGGATTCACGTTCAGCAGCACACGGGCCGGCATGGAAGCGTAGTCGCCGGCGTACATCGCATACGCCCACAGGATGTTGATCGCGTCCTGCAGGGGAATGACCTGCGCAACCTCCGACACTGGCTCGCCGCCAAGGATCGGACGGTTCGGGACCTCCACCACCGGGACAACGCCCAGCGGGTTCGGCAGCGGCCACACGTTGTCACCGGACACGGCGACGTCGATCGGCTCCCAGCCGCCCGATGTGTAGTCGCCCTGCGCCTGCTCAGACTGCGCCACACGGTCGTTCATGCCGCGGCCAAGCTTGCGGTGGTACTTGAACACGTAGTCCGGGGTGTAGAGCGTCGCGTACTCGGTCGTCTCGTCCACCCACGTCTTTACCGCGGCCTTCCGGCGCCGGCCAAGCATCCCCCACTCGTATTCAATCTCCACGTGCGACGGGTGCTCCCAGGACACCACCGGGACGTCATCCTCAGTGCCCCACACGATCACAAAGGACCGCTTGGTGTTGAACGACGTCAAGAAGCCCTGTGAAGACTGCATCTCCATCTCGTTCCGCAGCCAGTCATCCCACAAATCGTTCGCGGAAAGGCTGTTGTCGCGGAACTTGAGGCCCGTGACCTCCACGCGCTCACTGATCGCGTTGGACACCGGAGCGCACCAGTTGTCAGAGAAGTTGGAATAGCGGGAAGCGTTAGCTTTCAACCACTCCGACGTCGCATACGTGAGGTTCTGATCCCCCAAGTAGTAGCGCTCGTTCTTCTCAATTTCCGCCCGGCGCCCCAGAATCCGTGAATGGATCCGGTTCACAAGACGCAGCGCCTCGAGTGCGTCCATGCCGTCTCCAATCCCGCCTAGAACCAGGCGTAGCTAGTGGTGTCAATGATGTTTCGGTCACCGTTCGCCACAGCGTCCGCGGCCGCCTCATGGGCGAGCGTGGACGACATGGTGAGGTCGATCTTTTGGGAGTCCGTGGCCTTGCCAAGGATGTACGTCTGGCCCTGGCGGGCGCGCTCCACGGCGTTCCTGACGTGGATGCCCGTCGTCTCGCACCCGTCATGGACAAACTTGGAATCCGGCTCGATGATGTCCGTCTTGAAACGCTCGAGCGTGGCGTGCATCTGCGAGATACGGTTAGTCCGCCACTCGAAAAACACGGTGTCGCCGTACTCGGCCTTCCACTCATCCAACTCAGTCTCGAATTTGAACGGGTCACAGTAGACACGCACAAGCTCGAACTGGTTGTTGATGTCCTCCCACGCCCGGTGAATCTCCGGGCGCGGCACACGGCCATCCCAGTTCCGCGGATCCCAAATCGTCTGACGCTGCCCGTCGAAATAGGTCGGCGTGAACTGCTGGAAGTCCAGCGTCTCCAAACGGATGCCGGTCATGTCGTTCGTCTCAGACCCGTCAAAGCCCCCGCAGACCTTCGTGCGGGGCTTCACCGTGAACTGCGCCTTACGGTTCTCCCACTGGCCCGGCTGCAGCCAGGACCTCGAGCCAGCCACGATCCGGTTCCCGAAGAAGCGTTCCGCCTCGGATGGGTTCTGTTCCATCACCGAAGACGCCTCGGACTCGATCGAGCGGATGTCTACCCAGGGTGAGAAGCGGTAGTTGAACGCGAAGATTTTCCTCCGGTCAGCCTTCAACCGGAAGTCCAGCGACGTCGGCGGCGGGAAGTAGTGTTTGTAGACGTCCTTCTGCCGGGACTCGTGCAACGCCTGCGCCTGCGAATCCTCCGCGGGGTCGTAGCAGTTGGTCGAGTTACCCAGCCGGCCGCCCATACCCGCGGCGCCACGCGCCAGGGTCCGCCAGAACTTCTTCATCTTGTTGGAATCAGTCCAGAGGCCAATCTCGTCGCACAGTCCGCGGGAGATACGCGCTCCCAGTCGGCCGTCAGCCTTCGACGTCACAGTCTCAATGCGGGAGTCGCGGTTCTTGTTCGGGTGCTTGATGAACGCCTCACCAGTCCGCAGCAGGTTCGCCAGCGGGCCGTTGTCGATCATTGGCACCAGCGCGCCCCACGTGTTCTCCACCTGGTCTTCCACGACGGCGGCGATCTGGATCCGCGGCGTGCTCCACGGGCGGCCCATAGGCTCGCCCGCAGCGAACTCGTACTCCCACCCGCAAGGGCAGCCATGATCCCGGCAACGGTACGTCTGCCCGAACGTGGCGAAACCATCGAACACTGCAGGGCCCACGAACTCGAAGCAAGCCTCCGCGGCGATGCCCGGGGACTTGCCCACCTTCTGCGCCGCCATCCACAGTGCCGTGCGATACCGGAACGCTACGTTCCGTTCGCCAGGCTTGGCAGTCGGCCGGACCTCGTAGAAGTTGCACAGGTAGACGATGTGGTCCAGCGTCGGCCGGAACGGCTGCCCGGCCATGTCACCATCCGGGATGACCAAGTGCGCGTGCATCCAAGACGCCGCCAGCCGGCCAAGCGTCACCTGCGGGATGGTCCCCTCATGTGCCAGCACGGACAGTCACCCCGGCGAACAGATCAGTCACATTGTCCGGCTTCTTCTTGCCGCGGGCAGCAGGTTTCGGAGTCGCGCCCGCAACAGTCTCAGCGGTTGCCACCGAAATCTCATCCTGCCGGGCAAAGCGCCACTTATTCCGGGCCAGACCCGCCGTGGACAGTCCAAGGTCCTCACGGGCCTGCCGAAGCTCGCCCAGCAGCCCAGACGACGACGGCGCCAGAGACGCCTCAGCCATAGCGAACGCCCGGCAGTACAGCGCCACGTTCATGATCTGCTTGTTGATGAGCCACATAGGCGCCTGGCCCTGGGACCAGAGGTTATTCCAGAAGTACATCTCCCGCTCATGGAGTTGGATGAACTCCGCATCCTCACCCTTGCCCACAGTCAGGCCAAAGGAAGACGTCAGCGGCCAATCCGGCGCCGGGTAATCCCACTGCGCCGGCAGCAACGCCCAATCGCCCTTATCGAACTCCCGGGCAAAAGCATCAAGGTCAGGTTCCGGCCCGCTACGGGCCCTAGCTCCACCACGCGCCATCAGAAATCACTTCCTCAGACAGAATCCCGCTGGAATCACTCCATCCGGGCGCCCCGAACCTCGGGGCAAAACATCGAACATGTGTTCGAAAATCAGGGGGTTATCGACCCTTTGAACTCACTTGCGGTTTTTCGGCCCTCCCCGGCGCGTCCCCTTGACAGGCGCATTGGGGGGCCATCCCCCGGGGTGAGCTCGCCGGCGCGCGTCCTGGGGCCGCGTTGGGGCCGGCTCTGCACATGTCAGCTAGTGCATGTTCGTTACGTTCATGCGTTACTCACACATAGGCTTATTGGTTAGGCTTTACGTGGTGAGTAGTATAGAATGTTTACATGAGTAATCGAATGAACAGTGCAGAGCGTCGGGATCTTCGCATGACATGGGAGAGCTACCGTGACAATGCACTAGAGCAGCTAGGCAACCATTGCCGCGGTGGCAATGTCCTAACGGATGCGGCCAGGGCTAATGGGAAGCGGGCCGAAGACATATTCGCCGGACCCTGGCACCACTGGGCAACACTCATCACGGAAGACGCGCGGGAATGGTTCGAGGCTAATCCTCGGATGACGTGGACTGACTTCATGCGTGACATGAAGCCAGCGGCCGTTGACATGCGTACCTATCAAGCCGGCACTGCAGCTATCCGGAACTTGGAACAGTTGCGGGATGACCTGGCCAAACGTACTGACTGGATTATCCAAGCACGTGAGGCTGGCATTACCTGGCCGGAGCTCGAGGCGGCTACGGGCATGACGCGCGTGGCACTAAACAACATGGTGAAGAAACAAACGGGCGGGAAACTTCCCTAAAGGGGCTTGACCGTAAAGAATCTATGCTAAGATTGATCCATAAGCACCAAAGAAACGGCCCCGCGGATACGGCAAATATCCCGGGGCCAGGCAACCAAAACTAAGGAATGGTCACAATGTCAGAATACAGCGAATACTCCACTACCGGCTCACTCCGCACCGAATCCCCGCGCATTGAAAC